AATACCACGAGTGTAACCAGCCGCCGCAAACCAAGGGAACGCGATGTTGTCTGTTAATGCTAAGTTTCTTGTAACTTCAGCCGTAGGTGGAATATAAATTTGGGTATTATTCACACTATCTCTTGTTAACACCCAAGGATAATAAGTTGCCGTGTAGTTTGAGTCAATTCCTGTATTATCCAAGTTATTAACCGCCTCTGTAGGATAAATGAAACCATCTATACCTGTAGTTGTTGGTAAATATAAGTCATAGTCAGGTGTCGTACAAACATAAAGTGAGTCGGCTCTATTGAACTCAATCATTTGAACTGCGTCTTCAACTAAGTTACTGTTGTTTACATAGTCAATACCAGGTGTTACAAAAACGTTGATGTTTGTTGCTTCAGGATTGGCAAAAGTTTGTTGTCCTAATAAGTAAGCGTAATAGTCGGTATTTGCAAAATTTTGTGTTCCGTCGCCTAATGATATTTCTTTAAATGCACCCCAACCAACCGCTGTTGGATATCTCGGTGAAGGACAAGCACCATTTAAGAAACCTCTTCTACCAATTTGGTATTCGTCAGTATTGGTTCTCCATTCTCTGTAAATATCCCATCCATCAAATCCACCTTGAACTAAGAATGTGAATTTACGTGCGAATAATCTGTAATAAACATTTGTAGGTGATTCAGGTTCTGTAATGAAAGATGAATTACCACAAACAAATCTTGGTTCGCCACTTGTAGAGAACTCAGGTCCGATTGTAAGTCCACTGGCATTTACGTCCATGTGGAACCCTTCAGATCTGAAATTGAAAGGTAATCCGTCTATATCACAAGAATTAATTGGGTTTCTTTTTCCAACATACTCAAAGAATGATGGATCCCATCCATAAGAATTTGAAATACCTAAGTAAACTCTTCTTACATTGTCACCAGGACTTGTAAGAGCATTATCATTTCCGGAAGACAAACCAAAAGGTGGGTTGTAAATTACTTCACCAGGGAAGTCATATTTGCCTTTGATGATTGGGAATGGTGAATTAGCACCTGCGTAATTTCTAAAGTTAAACCCGTTAAATCCACAAGGGAGTGTGTCAATTGGAGCATCTTCACTCATTTCTACCATTACATATTTTGAGTTAAGAATATATTCCCCATTTAGGGTTCCAATTTTATTTCCAATAAAATTGTTTTGACCCGGATCCATACCGCAGTTAGTGAATTTTTCTAAAACAACAGGGTTTGAATCAGTGTCAAAGTAATCACGAATTAAAACATCAAATGTTAAATTGTTATATGATTGATTAACAATTGAAATTTTAATCAATGTGTTTGCTGCGTCACCGTCAGAAATTGTGTAAAATCTAAATAGGTCATAAACTTTATTACCCCTTAATTCTGAAACAACAAATGGAGATACTGGTGTTTGCCATTTATCTAAATACCAACCAATTGAATTTGGATCACCGCTTTGTGCCGAATCAAGAGCAATTAAATTAGGATTTAAACCTCTAATATAACCCTTCCTCCAAGAATAATTTAACCAAGATTGGAAGTTTTCTTCAGCAAAGACAGGAACTTCAATTCTAGGTTTTTGAAAGTTAGTAACTCCAAATACCTTAGTCCAATATTCAGGATCATTTTGTGTAAAAGAAGTTTCAAATGAGTAGTGAGTTCCAAAGTGGTCAACAACATTTACACCAAATGTGGAGTAAGGGTTTTTCAATACTGCTGAGTATTGACCGGTCATGTTAAGAGTGACATCTGATGTCCCTGTTACTGAATATTTTGGATTAGTAGCGTTTGTATAAGTCGAAATACCCCTTGATCTTAAAGTTCCTACAACTACATTGTCGTAATTTACATATGATGTTCCGGTATAGTAATAAATTTTACCAACAATCGTTCCTGAATAACAATCAATATTAACAGGAGTTGGTGTTGGAGTTGGGGATGTAAACGGTGAAGGTGTAATACAAGGATTTACAAATGAAGGAGTTGGTGTTGGAGATGCTGTTGCTTGTGGTGTTGGTGTTGGGTTTGGATAATAAGGCGTCAAACCTGAAACGTAAGTAAAGAATGAGTAACCACTATAGTGAGTATTTCCTGTATTTGTGAATAAAGCATAATACCAAGCATCATTTAATGGTGAAGTTAAACTTGTATCGTCAAGTGAAACTGAAGGAACATTAAAGACGTTAGTTGCTGCTGTCCATCCAGCACCTTCTAAAGTATTATAATCCATAGTATCTATTGAACCAAAATATGAAATATATTCATCTTCTGCTATATAATATGGTATAGTAGGATCTGTTATTACATCAAAAATTAAATTTCTAATTTGTGAATCCAAGGTCGACGTTGATCCGTTGAATTGTTCAAATTGAGAATAAAGAATGTCTTGAATTTCATCTGGAAAATCAGCATTATATCCAATTGTTGTTACAGAATTTGTACAAGCGGTAAAAGGAACTGTAAATGCCAACTCATTAGGTATAACACAAGTAGTTTCACAAGTTGTATAATCTGTAACTGAACTTAAACACCAAACACCAATAGTTGATGGGTTTACGTTAGCCACAGTTGTTACAGACCAAGATGGTCCTGCGTCATAACCCGATAAACCAAGGATTCTTGTAACAAATAATTGATTAGATTGTTGCAAGTATGCTTTAGCGATATAAGATGCTTCATATTTAGGAATTTGAGTGTTTACAAATTTTTCTGGTGAAGTCCCACCAAACACCGTTTCAAATTCCGTGAAATTTGTTATAAAAATAGGTTCGAAAGCCGGACCTATTAAAGTTTCACCAACAATACCTAATGTAGTTACACCAACACTTTGAGCCACAAAGCTTAGGTCAACTTCAGAAGTATACACACCGGGCGAAACAAAAACCTTACTGTTAGTTGCCATATTGTAAAATACTTTTAATTATTTATTTTTTTTTATAAATACTTTGATTTTTATCAAAAACTTTACTTGATAAAAAGTATTTATATCTTGGTATGATTTTATTCTGCCTTTTTTCTACTACTATGGATAAAGACGTAAAGACAATAAAAAATTTAAAAATAGACGCTAAGGTCCATGATATCCTAAAAAAATATTGTGACAAACGAGGTATTAAAATGTATAAGTTTTTAGAAAATCTTATTGTGGAAAAGTGTAAAGAAAAAAAAGATATATACGGAGAAATTTAAATAAGTTTTCTTGTATAAACCAATGTTGGGGTTTCGTTTGTTAAACCTATTGTTATATCAACTCTTAACTTATCTCCATCATTTATCTGAATCAAATCAACATCATCCCCATAATAATTGTCATTAATAAACACAGAATAATTTTCAATGTTGATAGATTTTTCAAAAAATAAATTACATGTGTAGTCAAAATGATATTCTGTAGTTGTTGCACTATTTGGGTATTCTAAAGTAATTGACCCCAATTTGACAGGTTCTTGTTTTTTTTGTCGTCCTTTTACAGGACGAGAATCCACTTCAAACATTTGAAATGTTCTTGACAAAGCAGGAAATACTTCAAATTGTTCTTCATCAATTAAAAAACCCATCATAGTAAAATCGTATTTTTGAATGTAGTATTTTCTTTTCTCTAAATCTAAAACAGATTCGTCTGAAAACGAATCATTAATAATAGGAATATAATGTCCGTTAATTGTTTGATAAGCTTGTCGAGAAGCAAAAGTTTCCATAACTCTTTGATTTAAGGTATTTGCTTCTCTCATTCTGTTACAAACAATTGCCACCGTATATTTCAGATCAATTGGAACTGGTTGAGGTATTTTATAAATGTCGGCCCCTTCTCTATTTCCATCCCAAGTCGGAACTTCCATGTAATAATACATCCTTCTAACTGGTATATTATATAAAACAGAAGGGTTATTTCCATATTTTACTTCAGGATTTCTAATGATTACCAAAAAGGGTGGTTCAACGTTTTTGTCAATATTTTGAAAATCCCATGTTTCAACAAATTGAGACCAATTTTGTGTTGTTATCAAAATATCAACCACAGGTATTTTTTTTCCTTCAGAAACAATATTGAATTTTTCTTTAACAAAATCTAAAAACCCTTTATCTAAATCGGCATGAAGTAAGGATTTAGGAAGATAAGTTCCATCTTTTGTAATCATATCCTTTATTTGTTCTCTTCTTGGTAAAAGAGTTTTTGGATAATTTAAAGGTATAGATGGTTTAACTTGTTTTTTTGGTAGTCCCATTATTTTATTTTAATATTTTATAATCCTCTAAATTCATTTGGACCAACAGGTGCCGCAATAATACTACGATAGAATGGTTTATACCCTTTATATGTGTGTTTTATGTCTGAAATAACACGTCCATCATTTACTACTGTGTAATATCTAACAAAGTTTTCACTATCATAGTATCCTACATAATCCCCAAAATCTATATCGATATTAAGGTCAGTTAATGTCTTCAAATAAACAGACATAGTAATGTTTCCTGGCTCTACTTGATCCAATTTTGTGGCACCAAGTAATTTATTTTCGGGGGATGCTATACCAACGTAAGCATTAAACTCAACTGGAGGTAAAAACTTAATACCATCTTCAACAACTTCACCGTAAACATCATCAGTCTTAATCTTATTTCTATCAATCTTGTATAATATACAAGTGTAGTTCATATCACCAATTAACCATTCTTGACCCATTTCAATTTCCAACTCAAAATCACGGTCACCAAAAAATTTGCCAAGTCTTGTAATAGGGACATTATTTCGCATAAAAAAGGTTTTTCTTGATAAATATACAATTATTGATTATCTTTTTTAAAAGACTAACTTTGGAAACTCAAAAGTCTCTTATAGAGTATAAAGCCATAGATATACTTGCCACTTATAGTGGTTCCAATAACTA